TGGTCGGTTCGTCGAGCAGCAGCACTTCAGGATCGGAGAACAATGCCTGGGCCAGCAGCACGCGCAGTTTCCAGCCAGGGGACACTTCGCTCATCGGGCCGAAATGCTGCTCCAGGGGAATACCTAGGCCCAGCAGCAGCTCACCGGCGCGGGATTCGGCGGTGTAGCCGTCCATCTCGGCGAATTCGGTTTCCAGCTCGGCCACGGCCATGCCGTCTTCTTCGCTCATTTCAGGCAGCGAGTAAATACGGTCGCGTTCGGCCTTGACCTTCCACAGCTCCTCGTGGCCCATGATCACGGTGTCGAGCACGGTGAATTCTTCGTAGGCGAACTGGTCCTGGCGCAATTTACCCAAACGTACGTTCGGCTCCAGCATGACCTGGCCACCGGACGGGTCGAGATCGCCGCCGAGGATTTTCATGAAGGTCGACTTGCCGCACCCGTTCGCACCGATCAGACCATAACGGTTGCCGGCGCCGAACTTGACCGAGACGTTCTCAAAGAGCGGCTTGGCGCCGAACTGCATGGTGATGTTTGCTGTGGAGATCAATTACTTTACCTATCAATAGCTTAGGGTGCGCTTATTTGAACTGGGACCAATTTGGGACCAATCTGGAGCTTTTGCATTTCGCTCCAGTCCGAGCTTGAGTTGATCCAACGCGCATAAGTCGAGAGCAGCATCTGCACACTATGGCCGAGCTGCTGGGAGATGAAGGCGGGGTTCATGCCAGACATAATGCATATTGTCGCATAGGTGTGACGACAGTTGTATGGCGGCCGACGACGGATATTCAAAGCCTTCAGGGTCGGAATCCACTGCTTGTGCAGGTCGGATGTCTGTTTCACGTACTCCGAGTTCTTTGAAGGCGGGAATATGAAAGGCGTTTCCAGCACCTTGCCCTTGCCACTTTTCCGACGATTAGCGTACTCCCTGGCGAACTGCAGGGCGTGCATCGCTCGGTCATTCAACAGTACGAAACGGTCTGTACCAGTCTTCGTCCGCTCCACCACTTCCCCCAGAGCGATCCCTCGACAAACGTGGGCAGTCCTCTTCTCTTCGTCTACCGCATCCCAGCGCATCGCTAGAGCTTCGGATAGACGCATGCCGGTGAAAAACACAAACTCAAAAAATGCCGCATAGATCGTGCTGGGCCAATGATCATGCGCGTACATCTTCGCGATGATCTGATTTGCTTCTTCCAGGGTGAACGGGTCGATCTCTTTTTTGCTGCGCTTGGGCAACTCCAGAATAGCCGCCGGGTTCTTCGGAATCAGTTCCTCGGATACGGCTGAGTTCAGGATGGTGGAAAGCTTCGAGATGGCGTTGCGCTTCACTCCTGGCGACTTCCACTCGTTTGCCGCCATTATCCGGCGGAGCAGGGTGGTGGTGATCAGGTCAATCCGCACCAGGGCCAAGCCGGGCATCCAATAGCGGTTCAACGCGCCCTTGTAGTTTCCCTTCGTTCCAGCGACCACCTCACGACTGTCTAGCCAGAGCTGGGCATACTCGCCGAAGTTGATCTTCCCGCCAGCGGCGTTGGTGGAACTAGGGAAAAGCTCGGCGTACTTGTCGTCGTCGAGCAACCCCAGCTTGATCAGCCCTTTTACTTGATCAACAACCTGTGAGGCAGACTTGATTCCTTTCGGCGTCGGGGGATAGGGGAGCGTTTCACTGCGCCGGCTGCCGTTCCACATAAAGCGGATGCGGATCGATCCGTGGTGGAGGTCCATTCCTGCGGGCAAACCCATTGGCTTTCGAGCCATTCGTAGTATCTCCTGATGCTGTACATAACGCGGCTGCCGTGTTTATTCCAGACGCCGAGGGGGATTTGGTTTCTGGCTCGCTTGGAGCGCAGGGCCGCTAGGGTGGTACCCAGGAGCTCCGCCATCTGCGCCTCGGGCACCTTGTCTCCGGTGATACCATCGTTGAGCTGTTCTGCTGCCGTCATACCTACCTCCCGCCGGCCGCCGTGGGCCGCGCTGTCTTGATGATGTGAACGATCATGCCGAAGGTGAAAAGCATCCAGCCGCAGGTCCCGCCGAATGCGTAGAGAAGGTCGGACGCCTCTCCGTCCATAACCAGTTCGGGGGCGATCCAGAAGATCCAGCAGACGGTGCCGGACACGTACAGCGTTATGCCCACAATGAGCAGGGTGAGTTTTATTGCGAACATGGGGTGTCCTTGCCGCGCTGGGCGGCTTAAGGTGGGTTATACGGCGAACTTGGCCAGGGCTGCGTCTGCAACCTTCATCGCTGTCTGGGCATCGTTTACGTAGGCAGGATCAAAGCCGCCGCACAGGTGGATAGTTGCCTGGCAGGCGCGCAGGTTCTCGCGGTTCAGCTTTAGCGCCGCAATCAACTCTTCCCGCGCCTCGGCTTCACCTCGACCTATATCCCAGAAGCGCTGGCCCCAGTGCCCGGCCGGTGGCGGATTGGAGTTTTGTGCGCCAGTGGCCAGGGCACCGACAACGCAGTCCAGCAGGTCACGCTTGTAGGCGTTGTCGCCGTCGATGCTCAGGCCGTTCCGCCGCAACGCGTCCAGGGCGTTGTTCAAGTTCGACTCGGGCGACGGCAGCACCAGGTCAAAGTCTTTCTTGCCTGGGCGGCAGGCCACCACCAGCAGTTCGCAGTCAAGCGGCAGGTGTTGCGCCATATCCGAGATCGCTTCGATAGCGGCTTCGCGGAATGCATTCTTTTCTTCTGACATAGGAATACCTCGCCCGCCGCTTTACCGGCAGTTTGTGTTATTGAGAAATAGGAGGTTGAGGCCTAGAGTGGAGCCAATATTCTTGGATGGAACCTCGATGGCCTCTCAGATAAAGCACTTTTACTTAAAAACGCCTTTCGATCTGCTGCTGAAGTTGAAGTGGGGAATAAACCGATTCAATGAAGCAATTCAAAAAGACGATCCCAGCGACCAGTTTTTCCCAGCCGTTTATTACGCGTTTGATTGCGGAATTACTGCGTGGTCAATGGTCGATTGGGCGTGGAAATATCACGAAGGGGAGCTGAAGGAGAATCCACTATTTTCAAAAAAGGGGAAAAGCGATTTTGAGCAATGGGTGAGGCAGAGCTCTGACCATCTGCGAATTTGTTACCAGCTTGCCAATAGCGGTAAGCATTTGGGGATAGACAAGTTCGCCGATGCCGGGCTTGTAACAGAGGTTGAATGGACGCAACAACCTTTTCGTGCGGGTTCGCCCGTAGGTGAGCCCTTGATGCGCCATCGTTACTATTTCAACGTCGATGATAATGGCACCTCACTTCAAGTCGGAGAGGTTCTCGAAGGCGCATATCAATTTTGGTGTCGCGAACTTCAGATCCCTCCGATTACATAACGTATTTCATTTCTCCCCGCGCACCCTTGTAGATAAAGAATGAGGCGAACCAGAGGGTGGCGATCATGGCGTCACCCGCTTGAACTCGACCACCCAGACCCACGGGTTGGCTTGCCAGTCACCGCCGACTGATGACCAGAGCAGTTCGAACGATTTGCGCGGATCAGCGCTGTACGTCTCGATCCCCTCGACGTGCCACCAATCACCCAGTTCGGCATGATCGGTGTAGAGCCGCACGCCCTCGGCCTTGGCTTGCTCCTCGGTGATGTCCTGCAACCGCTCGACTCGTACGTCGGTGATCTCCAGCAGGATGCGGCTGGCCCAGCGGGGCATGTGGATGCTGGGCCTCCATGTCGGCTGTTCCTGCTCGTACGGGCTGAGTCCGTCGGCGGCGAACACCAGGTCTCCGTCCTCTCGGGCCTGAGCAAGGTCCTGCATGTCAGCAGGTTGCAGGTACGGCCCTTTCTGGACCTCGGAGTGATTGCAGTACCAGGTCTCGCGCACCCACAGCCGGTCGCCGGGCTTGCCGTATGGGCAAGGTGCGTACACTTCCAGTTCCTTGGCGCACTCTGCTTCGGTCGATCCAAATACGCAAAAGCCATAGCGTGGGTCTCGCTGGCCTATTGCGCTCCAGCGCTGCCGATCGCCAATCGGAATGGCGGTGTCCTCGGTAGGGATTTGGAAACCTTTCACTGCGCGCCGCGTTACCGTCTTCCGGCCTTCCAGGATGGCTCGCACCATCGGCGCCGAGAACAGGATGGGGCGTTCCTTTATTTCAGGCATGACTTCGTCCTTGCCGCTATAGCGGCTGACTTTGAAGGGGGAGGGTGGATTGTGATGTCCAATTCAGAAATAAGGGATCGCTCTTTAGAGGAAGGGGATTTTCAAGCTTTAATTTTTGGTAAGGGAGCTGTATATTTTTAAAGGCAAAGTGCCATTAGGGATACGAAAATGAGCGAAAAAATTGACACCGCAGCGATATTAAAAGGTTTGGAAGGGATTAGTCAGGCACGCGCTGCATATGGCATACCTCCACCACCTCCGCCACCGCCTATACCGTCACCTCCAGTAGTAAGAGGGTTGTGGTATAATGAGAAGTTAATAAAATTAGATGGCTGGCGCTTTGAGTCGTGTAGATTTGATAATTGTCGCCTCGTCATTGAGACGCCAAATTTCTCCCTTGTGGATTGCTATTTAGATAGTACTAATTTTATAGAGGTGGCTGGAAAGCTTGTTAACGCATTGCAGTTTATGGATTTGGGAAGTGATATGGATGACTCCGTTGAATATCATCCTATACGTAACTCCAATGGCACTGTGACTATCGGAGCTTAATATGAGCGTTCAGGCCAAAGCCTCTCTAAGTATCCGTCCGCGAGGCGGGCAGGTAGCAGTAATTACGCTAATATGTTTTTCTGCAGCCTTCCTGTTTGCTGCTGTATGGTTTCACGCTCAAAATCAAAATTTTATTATTCCTCTTTGTGGCTCAATTGTGTTTCTCCTTTTAGGCGGCTCTTTTTGGTGGGTCTCACATAAAAACGAGGAACTAAAAAGCTCTCACCCTTTCAATTTGAATCTTGGAGAGGGGCATAATGGTCTGGCTCTAAGCGCTGATGTAAGAGCATTGCCCCAGCTGGATTATGTGAAAGGACTGTTATCTCATTACTCATCTGTATTTCATCGAGAGCCATTGCCTATGGCTGATGGAGTAATTAGCGAGTCCGGAAAGCCCATAGTGGGTAGCATTGAGCAGGCTAATAAAGTCGTTTTGGAGGCTAACGAGCAGGCCAGAGAGCAGTGCGATTTATTGATGCAAGACTTATTGATTAGCGCTAGTTCGCCCTCATCCATAAGTTTACCTGTCGTATCGCAGCTGCCTCCAACAATAGATACGGTCGCTTCTACGCCTAGCAATTAAGCAGCTTTGACGTTTTCAGTTAATACTTGCCACGGGTCATTGACCCTTGCTAATGCAGCCATTGGCGGCGGGCTGACACTATTGCCGCACATGTGCACCTGCTGGGTTTTGGTGAACGGCTTGCCGTCGGCACCGTGACTGATGATGTAGTCGGCCGGAAAGCCCTGGGCCTTGTACAGCTCGGCCGGTTTCAGCATCCGCAGGCAGATATCGACGATCACGTACGGCGTTCCCTGCACCATGACGGTGACGAGTGCCAGGCGATCTTTGGTGGTGATCGTCGGGGCGGGTGCGTCGCAGGCCCTGGTGTTCTCGGTGCCGTAGTAGCTGATCAGGAAGGCGGCAACGCGCAGGGCACCCGCTTCATGCTCCGGCGAGAGTGTGAGTGACACCAGCGAACTCTTGCCGCCGCCACCGGCGGTGATGGTCGGTGCCGGCTCTTCCAGGCCCTGGCCAACACTGCCACCGAATGCCCGCTCCATGAATGCGCTGGCTAACCCGTGGTGCTGGCCGCCGGCGCTGATGGTGTGCAGCGGATCGTTAACGTCTCGTGCATCGCAATTGCCGCGCAGGTGCACCAGGTTCGCGACTGCCAACTGCTGCTGGCTTCCGGTATTTGTCACAGTTGTCATAGGGTCGCGGATATCCTTCGCGTGGGTGGTGTTGAATCCGCCGTTGGCCTGGATCATCACCGCCGTGCTGACGGACTGACCGCCGCCGCTGGCAGTTACGGTGCCGATCGGGCCGCAGATGTCGTTCACCCCGTGGGAGCGGCGCTTGTTTGCGCCAGAGCCCTCGCCGTGCCCAGCCTGGACGATGCAGGCGGAAGCCAGCGCGCGGTGGTTCTGCGTCATCAGCGTGCCCACCGGCTGTTCCACGCCCACTGGCTTGCCGGAGTACTCCGGGCCGCCGGCCCCAACCATCAAGGGGCTGATCAGCGTCAGCTCGCCGCGGTTCGCGCAGGTCACCGTCGGCAGTGGATCGAGCGGGTCGTTGATTCGGTCGCTGCCCTGGTGCGTTGCCGGTGCGATGACCGGGCTCACCACCGAGAATGCGCCACCCTTCGGATAGGAGGTGATGGTGCGTAGAGGCTCGTCGGCTGACTGCACCGTTTCCCCTGACCAGTTGGCGATCGGGACAATGAACGGCGCCGCGCTATCGATCACGAACTTCTTCATGCCCTTGGCAACTCGGCGCAGGGTGGCCGGCGCCAGGTCTTTCTTGCGGCCGAAGATGCTTTTGCCGAGGTCGGTGAAGTCGATGCAGTCAGCGGCTGTCTTCCACTTTTGCTGGCCCTTGGCGGGGTTCTTGGCGTGGGTCGGCTCCGGCCATACTATCGGCTGCCCATCGCACCGGGCGATCATGAACAGGCGCTCCCGGCTGGTTGGCGCGCCGAAGTCGCACGCCCTGATCACCTTCCACTCAACGACATACCCCATGCCTTCCAGCAGCGCCACGAAGCGGCGCCAGGTCTTGCCGCGCTGCTTCGGGTCAGGGATAAGGAACTGCTGGCCGACCGGCACGACCTCGCCAGGTGATGCAACTTCGCCGCCGAGTTTCACCACACGGCCGGTGGCCTTATCGCGCTTGGCTATCAGCCGGCCCCACTGCAGGATCTGTTTCACGTTCTCCAGGCTGATCACCCGGGGGCGCTTCATGCCAGCCCACTTCAGCCCGATCCAAGACAGGTTGCGGATCTCTCGCTTGCGCGGTTGGCCGCCGGCCGCCTGGCTGTGGTGGGTGCAATCCGGCGACATGTGGAACCAGCCCACAGCCTTGCCGCCGCACTCAGTGTCCGGGTCACCCTCGAAAACGTCGGTGGTGAAGTGCTGGGCGCCTGGGTGGTTCATCGTGTGCATGCTGATGGCTTTCGGGCTGTGGTTCTTTGCCACGTTCACCGCGCGGCCCAGGCCCATTTCCAGGCCGGTACCGGCGCCGCCGCCACCACAGAAGAAGTCGACCACTATTTCATCATCTTCTGGGCTGAAGCCGAGGCCGTATTGAGTTTTGAAATCGAAGGGGTGCTGTTGCTGGCGTGCGGACATAGGGAATCCTCGCTGGCTGGCGTAATTTGATTTTGTGGTCTATTAGTTGATTGCCCAGCAATAAGGCTGGATAGCGGAGAGCAGAATGAGTCAGAAAACCCGTGTGAAATTCACCATTGGCGAGCCGGGTGAGGGGCAGCCACACTTGCAAATGTGGTTTCTAGATTCGGTTCCAGGCGTACCAGATAATCCGCCTGTCTTTGAGTTACCACCCGGCACGGATATGGAAAAAGCAGAGGAAATTGCTAAATACTTGAACAAGACGCTGGTTTCTTTTCGACTGTTCCCAACCGAATCTTTTGGGCCAACTCAATAAGAGGGTGTCATTCGCAAAGGCCGTAAATCGAGCTGCACAGCTCAATATCCTGATCCATTCGAATTAGGTCGTATTGTCGGCCACCACGCGATGTTTTGGCCCATTCGACCCTGGCGTGTACACCGTGCGACAGCGTTCCGGCTTCGGCGGCAGATTTGGCGCCGAGGTCTGAAGCTGGGAAAAACGTGGCAACCTTGGTTTTACTGACTTTCGATATCAGCTGCTCCCATGCCGCAAGCCGTTCAAGTTCTTCCGGGAAGCGTTTGCTGATTTCTAAGAGTTCATCCTTGCCAGCGTTGATACAGGGCATACACCCGACCCTCCGCATGCCCATCTCGTAAAGAGGGTTCGACCTGATCCCATGCTTGCGGTGCATGTCAAAGCATTGGTCGGCCGTCCATTGAAGAATCGGCCGGTAATTCCAAAGCTCAGCTCCGTTTGCACGAGTCATAACGCATTCGGTTGCCGGGAGAAGCGCACGCTTCGCCCCTTCATCAGCGCGTACCCCTTGCCATGACTGGACGTCATCACCTGCATCCAGCAGCGGAACGTGGACTTGCTTGGTCAACTGGTCTCGCTTCAACTCTTTAGAGCAGAACGCAACTTTTGTGGACGGGAACCGACCGTGAACCATGCACATATCAAGGAACGGGTTGCCGGTGGAGTAGAGAAGTTCTAGCGCCTGTTCGGCGATTTCAACTGTCCATTCATACCGGCCCTGGTTCTTGTGAGTGCCAGCGATGATGTTTCGCATCATTTGGCGCCGACCTTCGATCTGCTTGGTAAAGTCGGCTCGAATCCAGCGGATAGGAACGCCGGTGGCATTTTCGACATACCGGACATACTCATAGGTCGATGGATGCTCGTTGCCGGTGTCTGCAAACACAGCCTGAAGGTTTTCGACCTCCTGCTCCACGGCCAGCAAAAGCATCGCGGTGCTGTCTTTGCCACCGCTATAACTGATCACGTTGTGTTCGATGGTCATAGTAGTTCCAGGTGCGCGCCTGCCTTCGCCGGCTGGCGTGATTCGTTGAAGTGGGGTATTTGTGGACGGCCCGGCATGGAGCCGGAAAAAGGAGTGTCGCGTGGGTGAAGTCGGTTTAAATGACGTTCGAGGTTACTTTAGAGAGCTCGCTGCGCCCGCCTTTCTAGAGTTTTGGAAGGAATACCAACGTGACGTGCCGGTCGATAGAGATCGTTTTTCCTTGATCTATCGCCGGTTAATCACTGCGCTATTCTTTCTGAATCACATGACCGACAAAACTGCAAAACAGCGTGGCGTAAAAAATCCTGTAGATCTGATCGAAATGGTTAAAGGCGTTGATTGCGATGCGGGTACTGCGCTCGATATTTGCAGATTGCTTGTCAATGACGTCAAGCATCCAGCGAAGCGGCTGCAGACCTACGATATTCGCGACCGGAACATGCCCTATGACGATCCGGGGCATAATCAAATTCCATCTTGGGTGTATACGGATAAGCTCGGCGGCTTGCACGAGCTCGGTGATGTATCACAGCGTGTTTGGAAATATTGGGTCGATTATCGTCACGAGCGAACATAGACTGCCAACAGAAATCCCGCTCCGTGGCCGGTGGTGGCTATTAGGTTTTAGTTGGGTTATTACGGGTGACCGGTATGGAGCCGGATCAAGGAGAATCAAATGGCTATCGATTTCACAAAGGGCCGATACAACGTCTACTCGGGCCGAGGCCCGGCAGCACCCCTGGTTGGTCGTATCGACGAAGATGAGTTCGTACGAAGCAATACCGGCGAACTGATATATCGGATTGATGGTGATGAGGTTTACACCGCCGGGCCCGGTGCAAAATTTGTTGGTAGCATTTCAGAAACAGAAGAAGGGCGCGCAATGGTTGTGGATGCCAACCATTACGCTCATCTCACCATTGTTCCCGCGTAAACAGCCTTAAGACGTCAGCCGCCTGCGCGTTTTAGCTGATCGGCGAGCTGTGTCGGAAGGTTGCGCAGCGTAAGCGTGCCGCCTGCTTCGTCAAACTCGATCTTGTCGCCCAGCAGGTGGGCCTCGAAGCTGATCGACATGCCTTCGGTCCGGCCGGTAAACCGCCGGAATTTGTTGAGCGTCTTTTTATCCGGTGGCAGCGTGTCGGACAGGCCGTAGTCCTTTGCCTTGATGAAGTCGTAGAAGTTCTTCGGCCGGTCTTCGTCGATCAGGCCCGACAGCTCGTCGAGCGTGATCGGCTCCCCGATTTTTGCCTGGGCCATTGAATAGTTGACCAGGGTGGCCGTCTTCTCACGGGCCGCCTCATCGACCATGTCCTCGCTCTCAACAAAGTCGCTGAAAGCCTTCAACAGCGTGCGGGTCTCGCCCGGGCCGTCGATTCCTTCCTGGCAGCCGATGAAATCGCGAAAGTACTCGTTCAACTTGCGGCCCTGCTTGCCCTTGAGGTAGGAGATGTATTGCAGCGACCGCGGGTTGTTCTGCCATTCGCTGATATTGATCCGCGCGGCCAGGCGAATGTGGTCCAGGTCCAGGCGCTTCACTGTCATCAGGTGGAGTTCTTCGGTCATGGTCACAGCTTCTGTTTCCTGCACCAGGGCGATGACCAGGTAATCGGTCATACCTTGCTGGTAGTGGCAGAAGAGCGCGTGCCCACCGGTGGAAAGGTTCGATTCTTCCATCAGCCTGGTCAGGTGTTCCACCGCGGTGGTGCTGAACTCCAAGAAGGTGGAGCCGCCGGCCAGGTATTCGCTGAGCCAGCCGCTCAGCGGATAGGCGCCCGACTCGGCGTGAAAGAACCCCCAGGCCTTGCCGGCGGTGGCGTTGTAGTTTTCGTTGAACTGCTGCATCAGGTCATCACGGGCCCGGCTTTCAACCTGCTCAGTTGAGGCCAGATGCAGCACCGCCGGGTTGCCGTCGGGCTTCTTGTCGATTTTGTGGATTGCACTGTGGCGTACGGGCATTTGATGAACCTCGGGTAGACGCCGCCCTCCGGGTACCGGATGCAGCAAAGTCAAAGGGGAATTAGTCTTCGCCGTCGTCGTCGGCGTTCATCTGCAGTGATTCGGCAAAGCCTGCTTGCCGCAATTTGCGCGCCACGGTTTCGGATATCTCATAACCGTGGCGCTTAATTTCGAAAAGTGGCGCGGACTTCTCGGCACCCAATGAGTGGGTGTATGCGATCAGGCGCCAGATCGCCGTCCGGTCCTTCGTTTCGCCCAGTTCGGCGGTGATTGCCGCCAACCGGTCGCGCATTGTCTGCCGGAAGTAGTGACGGATGATGTCGGACGGCCCTTTGACTTTCGGCGGCGCCGGCGGCAGGTCCGGGGCCCGGCCATTCAGCACCAGTAGCTGGACCGCCTCGCTGACTTCCTCGACCTCATGCCAGAGCATCAACTCGTCGAGCATTTGCCGGGTGCCGTACGGGACTGTGTGCCGCAATTCCTGCTCGCCCAGTTCCTGCCGTTTCTCGGCAAGCCTGGCCGTTCGTTCTTCCTGGGTCACAGCCATGGCCTACCTCTTCTATTCCGCTGGCCGGCAGTGCGAGCCAGGTTTGACGTTTGCGTTGCTGGGTGCGGGCTATGCGGCGCATGAATCGACCTTCACCTGACGCCAGGCGCCGACGGCTTCGAAGATGCGCGCGGCGTGTATCTCGTCCAGCGACATGGCTTCAGGAATAGCGATCCAGCCGGAAGCCACCATCTGGCTTTGGTTGGCCTCGTCGCGCAGCTTCTTGTAGCAATGCTCAATCACATCTTCCAGGTGGTCGGAGAGGTAGACGCCATCGGGTGCCACCTCCACCGACTTGCTGTAGCGGTTGCCGCGGGCGTCGATGCAGAGGGCGCTGCGGTAGATCGTCCATTGGTGGGGAATACCGCAAACGGCCTGGCCAATCTTCCCCGGCGCGATGTTCTTCAGCGACTTGTAATTGATCATGCCCTTGCGGCCGCTGGGGTCGATGTTGACCACTGCGACGTGATTGGATGCCAGCAGCGAGCGGCACGACCGGGCGATCCGTGCCTGCAGGTTATGCGGCTTGCGCTTGCTCATAATGCCTCCGCGAGTTTTCGCAGCGCCTTACGTTCTGCCGCTATGATAGGCGGCTTGCGGCGCTTGAGTATGGTTTCGGGATCGATCTTGGTGGAGCGGGGCGGTGGCAGCGGTTTGCGTGGCGGGCTTGGCAACTGCGCGACTGTCCCGCCAGCGGCCAAGAACTCCGCCGTGCGCTCCGATATCGAGTAAGCGTCCTGACGGTGCTGCTCGACCAGGCTGAGGTGGTTGCTGATCATGATCAGGCTCCTAAACGATGGGCTTGCGCCCGAGCTTTGTCCGCTACCTCGTCAACCATGCGATTCAGCTCTAGGTTGAACTGGACCAGTTCTCTGTGCAGGTTGGCGATGTAGGCTTCGTCGCGGTAAATCGTCTCGATGTAGAGCTGACAATCCTCATCCTGACGCGAGTCGAACGAAATAAAGTCCCACCATTTGCGGCCGGTAACGAACATGCAGCCCTGGACCTGCGGCATGTGTTCTTCGGGCATTCCTTCCAGCCAAGTCCTGATATGTATCGCTTCGTTGAATGGGCACTTCGATTCGGTGCCCCCATCATCATTTATCAGGCCGTCCGGTGAGCAGCCGAGCCAGTCGTACTTGGGGTGAACGATGAATTCGGAGGCGAGGACGATGTTGCCGGTCAGCATTTCGTAGGCGTCCTGGGCCTTTTGTTCTTCAGCGTGCCCCCATTTTAGGGAAGCGCTGCTGACGTTATGTTTGGACTTCTTTGCCAGTCGCTCGAAGCACAGTTCGCGCATGTATGAGGTGCGCGCCCCCATTGGCTCGCGCTTGCCGTTTTTGTCAGGTTTCCCCCAGGCCATCACATCTTTGAAGCGGCTGGCTGTGACGCGGCCGGATCGGTCCGCATGCCACTTTTCAGTGCCCTGAAGCTCAGTTCTCACTACGCGGCCTCCTCAGTGTGGGGTTGGGCGCCGTTGGCGCTGGTCATGTCGGTGAAGTCTGCGTCGACTGTCGCAGCCATGCTCTTGAGTG